GCCTATTCCGCCTGATGCTGCTTGTCCAGTAAAACTTGTGTCTGAAGTTTTTGCTTGTCCGCCTTGGTCACGTGCAATTGCATCTTGTACAGCAGCATAAAAAACATTATCAAGTTGTCCACCACTAAGTCCTTCTAGCAGTGTACCTACATTTGAAAAATCTATGCTTTGATTGACTGCAACTTTGTTACCACTTGGTGGTACAATTTTCTTTTTGCCCATACTTTTTACATTTACGGCGTCTTTAGGATCAGGTTCTGTTGTAGTTGGTGCAGTAGTTGTTGCACCCTGAGGCGCAGTTTTCTGTGCGTTAGGATCATTATTAGGCGCAGTTTTCTGTGTATCTTGTGCTGTTGTTGGTGCTGGTGTTGTTGTCGCTGCAGGTTTAGGTGCGTTAGCATCTGCTGCTTTTTGAGCCATATCGTCATTTGCTTGTGATAGTTTATCGCCTGCTTGAGCAAGTTTGCCAACGGCTTTCGCTGCACCTTTTACTGTTCCGCCAACTACTTTACCTATTGCTCCGCCTACCTTAGCACCTGTTGTAATTTTTTTCATTGCTTCTTTAGCACCGTCTGTAGGATATCCGTTTTTAGCAAGCCAGTTAAGTACCATATCAGGTGTTGCACCTTCGCCCTTATCTTGAGTTCCTAAGAACTTCATAAATTCTTTTTTCATTAAGTTGGCTTCTTTACCAAGTTCAAGTCTACCTGCTGCTTTATCACTGCCAACTTTTGCAAGTGCTTTGTCTTTCATCTTAGACAAGAAACCCATAGGTTTTTCATCTAGACGATCTGTTTCCACTAATATCTCATTAAGACGCATTGTATAATTCTCTCGTATGTAATATACTTTTACTTATTGTTATTTATTTCTTATTGACTGTTTAAAGAGATCTAAAGATCTCTAGCGTTTTCGCTAAAGCTCAACGCTTTTTCTTCTCTAATGTTTATTAAGTGGTATAATATAAATTACGAAGTAATTTTTTAGCATCATCTAGATATTTGAGCCACAATTCGCCCGTTGCCGGACGAATTAGTGTGGATAACATCATCTGAGTTATCGTCGCCACATCTGTTTAAGAAGATTGTAATAAATTACACGGAGGCGGCGTACCGCATACCCCCTACTTCAGCATTCGCATAATACGCGGAAAGCAGTTAATCCCAAACAGCGAAATCACTTACTCTGTGGTTGCTTTTTCTCAGAGCCACAATCTTTTTATACCTAAGTTAGTATTGTCCTTGCAACGCACCAGAATCCGAACACACACGTAATGTGCCCTCAAGGTGAGTCGAGCATACTCGACCAAACTTTGTTGCTATGTAAATTAAGTTAAGCCTTGTTTTTGATGTGTCGTTCTAGGAGTGCCTGTCGCAGTTTGTCTGATCCGCCTACTCTAACATTAATAATACCGTTATAGTATTCGTTAGATTCTAGTACTCTGCGATCAAATTGTTCTCTAGCCTCAAGATAGGACATTTCGCCCCTGCCTGTACATAGGTAAAGTATTTCCCTTGTAAAGTTTTCTGACCCTAATGCGTCTACGTCTGCTTGAAGGTTATCAGATGAACCCCAGTAGGATTTCCAATCACTTTCTTTATATCCGCGTCTCTTGTTTTTTCTGCCTTTGAGTGGTGGCTTTGTAGTTTTAAACTTGGCTAGTTTCTTGCCTATATATTTTTTATTGTTGGTCTTGTTGGTAATAAGGTAAACAAACCCTTCGTATTCACTAGGAATAGTCTCTACAGGTTTATTGTTAAATGTCCAACTAGGTGTCTCCATCATTGTTACTTACTTTTGATGGTCTCCCTACCTTGCCTTTTCTGGCTTGTTTACGATTTTGCCTCTTATCTTGTATCTCTATTCGCCTTACACTTGCGTGTCGTCTAATTTCTGATAACCAAAATCTTGCTTTTATGCCTGCTTCGTCACTTCCTTTATATTCAAAACGATCTTGCCACTTAAAGTAGTTTTGAAACGCTTCGATCATTTCGTCGTGACTGTCTGTACTCATCTCAAATTTGGGCCTGTAAAAAATAATGCCATTGACTTCCTAATACCAGAAGTTACTGGAGTTACTTTATGCTGTATCCAACTAGGAAACACTAAAAGTGATCCTGGTTTGTTAAATTCTGGAATTGGCCATTCGCCGTTTATAAAAAGTTTGAACTCACCGCCTTCGTATTCTGTATCACTACAATTTAGTAGTGCGGTCAACTTGATATCATACTGTTCCTCTAGTACACCGTCGCCGTGCCAACTGTATTCACCTTTGTAATATGCATCATATTCGTTATAAAGCATTGTTGTAAAGTTGTTTGGTTGATATAAATCAAATCCAAAGTTGTATTTGTTGATATCGTAAACAATGTTTACAATTCTGTCTACATCTTGTTTCAATTCACCATATTGCATTACACCTACACGACTTGTTTTCTTAACATTGTCAGCAGGCTCGTCAAATCCATCATTGACAATCTTGCTTTTAAATGTTTCAACTAGTTGTGGTAGTTGTTCCTGTGGGTGTGCATCTGGTGAACAAAAGTAACTTACCTTCATTGCACAATCTCTACATCATTTGAGTAACTTGTAAAGCCATTCTCTTTAATAACTTTCAATACGTGATTAACACGACCTGCTAAATCATCTCTATGCGAGATCAAAAATACATTTTTGTTACGTTCACGTGTCATTTTCTTAAGAATACTAATACTGCTTTCCACACCAGCACTATCCATACCACTATCTACAAGTTCATCAATAAACAATAGATTGATACCGTGATATAGTGATTCCCATACATCTCTAAATGCCCAACTTAGACTTAATATGAGTCTATTTCGCTCACCTCTACTAAGGTTATCGAAGTCTAAGTCCTGTCCTAGTTGTGTAATAATCACTGTTAAATCGTTCTGAAACTCTACAATGTGCGGTAATCCTACCTTTGCCAAGTAGTAAGTTAAGCGTTGATTTAGATATGCTAAGTTCTGTTCAATAATTTTCTTACGTACAAAACTATCTTTGTTTGTAAGCAGTTTATACAAGAAATCCATATGATCTTTTACTTTGCTAAGTTCATTAAGTTCATCAAAACTTACTTCTTGCATTGCTGTTTCTTTTAAATCATCAATCTGTTCAAGATATGGATTTTCTTCTGCTTTCTTTTGTTCTAATTCTTTCTGCAAACTTTCTACAGTGTTACGATGGTTGTATGCTTCTTCAACACTATCATATTGTGTTGTAGGACACGCTTCTAATTCACCAATGTCAGCAACAATCTTTGCGTGTTCTGCATATTTTGTTTCGTTTGTTACAATGTGTAGTGCTGCCTCTTGCAATAAACCTTCTTTGTCTTTAAGTATTACATCTTGTTTGCTGTCGTGTAAGTCCTGTCCACACGCATAGCACTTGTGATCCTTTAGATCAGCAATCTCTTTGTCTAGTTTAGCAATAGTTTTTTCTTGTTTCTGATTGTCAGCAGTAATATTCGCCATCCAACGCTGTGCTTCTTCTAATGAACGCTTTTTGTCATTAAAGTTCTCCCAACATTTGTGTGCTTCAATCTCTGCTTCGATATCAATCTTCTCTAGTTTAGCAATACCGTTTTCTAGATCCGTAATTGTAGAAAGTTTAGTATCTTCCCACATCTTTTGTTTACGTTCTAGACTTTCAATGTTTGCTTGTATTCTTTCATTAGATGCTTTTACAGTTTCTATACGAGTGTTCTCAGCATTTGTTGCATCACGGTTAATACGCATCTTCTCTTTAAGCCCATCTGCTTTCTCAGACAGCATAGTTATACCAAGTAACTGCTCAATAATGTTGCGTTGATCGTTATTCTTCATACTTAAGAACGGTTCAGTATAAGTGTTCAACGCAAGTATGTGTTTAAACATATCGTGACTCATTCCAAACAAGTCTTCGATTGCTTTCTGCGTTTCTCTACTATCACCTTGTGCTTCGTTATGATCAGTCGGCTCTTCTTCTGTGCCGTTTACAACAAATTTAAGAATATTAGGCTTGCGTCCTCTATGAATAGAATATTCAATCCCATTCTTTTCAAACTCAATTGAAACTAGCATACCTTTGCCGTTAATCTTGTTGATAAGATTATCACGTTTAATATTAGTAAGTGCGTTACCGTAAATTGCATAACTTAATGCATTGACAATAGTAGTTTTACCAGTGCCGTTTCTGGAACCACTATCGTCTCCGCCTAAGTCTAAGTTTTCACCTAGTACAAGTGTCAGTTCTCCTTTGTCAAAATCAATTGCTTGAGTTTGATTACCAACACTCATAAAGTTTTTTACTGTTATATTTTTAATTTTTATCATAGGTCTCGATAAATCTCCGTAAGCATACGCTTGTCATAAGAGTCGCTGTCTAATTGTTCGATTTGATTCATTACAATAGTATCAACACTTTCAAATGACAAATCGATAGGATCAATATTTGATTCTACTTCTACTTTCTCTGGAATCAACATAAGTTCACGAAGTTTAAACTGCGGAATAAACTGTTCCTTAATAAAGTTTGCTTCTTCAAAAGTAATTTGTACATCAATCGTAACACGACAATGCATATTTTCTTTTAGATGGTCTTCTGGTTTTTCTAAAAGTTGACTTAGTTTGAATGTTCTAAACACAGGTTGTGCAGGCCAAGTCTTATATTCAGGCACCCCACCCCACTCTAAGAACATCATACCACGTTCATCATCCCACGCATCTGCATAGTTGTGCGGAAATGCATTACCCATATAGGTTACATTGCCTTTTGTTTGACGTTTGTGGAAGTGTCCTGAGAACACGTATTCTTGATTAGTAAAATGATCTGGCTGTAATTCTCCGTGATCAGGCATTTCAACCATTGCATTCATTTTAAAGTATGGTAATTCAAAGTGACCAAACACATATCTGCTTTTAATATTTTTAACAGCCTTCCATTCTTCTCCAACTAGCCAAGGCAACAATGTAACATCGCCTTCTGTTAGTTGTTCTGTGATCGGAATAATGTTAGGAAACAATCTCATAAATTCAATACTATTGATTTCACGTTTGTCTTTATAAAACAAATCGTGATTACCAACCATAAAGTAAGTTTTCTCGAATGTTTCGTTGAGTCTTTCTAAATTACTCACTGTGTAGTTCATTGTGCTGACATCTGTAGTCGCACGATTGTGGTGCCAGTCTCCTAAAAAGATGCAAGTTTCTGCACCAGCGGCTTTTGCTTCCTTGCAAAACCACTTTAGGAACTCTTCACAATCCATATTGTGTGTCCTACTTCCACTTTTCATTCCAAAGTGAATGTCTGTGAAGCAGGCTGCTTTTTTAAATAACGGCATTCTTTACTCCTATACTACATTTTACAGTAGTTTTGTTCATAAGTCAAGACTTTTTCTTAGTTTTTGTTGCAGGCGCAGCCGCAGGAGGCGTTTGACTGTCTCCTCGTCCTTGTTCCTGACGTGACCAACTAGGATTCATACCATTCATTTCTAAAATATCATCTCTAATATTTTGGTTACGTTTTTCGATATTAATGATACGTACAAAACTATTAGTAACAGCAGCGGTATAATAAGCAAAAGGATTATTACTTTTAGATTCATCAAACTGTAGTCCTATCTGTGCCAACTGTAATATTGCTTGGCCTTTCATTTCGTCATTGTATGTGTAACCTCTTACATTACCACGTGTTGCATATCGATCACACAACTTCATCCACATTCTTGCAAGGTCGTTAGTTGCTTTACCACATCTTCCGTCGAAGTATCCGTTTTCCATACCACCTACCCAATGACTTTTACCTACACAAATTAGGTTTCCTTTGTCATCGAACTTCCAATGCTGGAAAGGCGGAAAGTTTACTTTTGTATGATGGTCTGCTACTGTTTTCTTTGTTTTCTTTCGTGTTAAGTCTTCTGGTATATGTTCAAATGTCATTACCCTAAACACTACTTCTTCCTTGGTAATCTTTTTATAATCAATTTCAAACTGCTTTGCTGGTATCTTTTTCCCGGCTGCTTCAACTGCTTCAGCGTGTGCTTTCTTTGCTAATCTTGCTGCACGGTTGCGTTTTGCTTCGGCTGTAGTTCTAATGTTAATTTTTTCAAGACTTGGTACAATTAAGTCGTATTGATGGTGTTCAGAATCGACAAACGAACAGAAGGTACTCTTACTGCGGTGTATTTCAGCAAGTAGGTCCTTATTTGTCAAATAATTTGTTCTTTTTGCCATATTTCTATTCTCCTCTATGAATTAATATAATAGCACATTTCTCTTGAAATAAATAGAGTTATATATAGGAAATTTTACCAAAATGTTAAATATAAATCCGTTAGCAAAATTAACCACACAAGTCAACAGTTCTGTCGCGGCCGATATAGCCGCTGCAACAGCAAAAGCAAATGCTGCAATTAACGTTGCAGGCAACTTACAAGATAAAATTGCACTCGATGGAAAGATCGACCAATTATCAGGTGGTTTAACAAGTGGTTTGAACCAAGCAGCAGCAGGTATGAACATTGCTGGTATGCTATCTGGTGCAAACTCTGCATTAGAAACAGGGGCAGGTAAAGTAATCCAATCGCCAGTAGGTTCAGGTTCAATTGATTCTGCTGCAGAATCTCTAGGTACTCTAGGAAGTGTGTTTGGCGGCGTAGCAAGCCAACTTGAAAAAACAGCCGGAGATATTTCCGGTGCTCTTACAAAATTAACCGGCGGAGATTTAGCAGGTGGCTTCACAGACATTGCAGCGTCTATTGGACAAACTGCTGGCAATCTCAATGATATTTTAAGTTTAAAACGTGGTGCCAACTTACCTCCGGGCGGTGAATTGTTTACTACAACAGGGGAAAAGATAAAACTTAACCCTAGTGCCGACAATGACTGGCGTATCAAAATTAGTTGCAATTGGAGTAACTTTAACAGTGACTTGTTTTCAGTATTGCAGAAAACCGGCGGTGTTACTTGGCCAGTGTTACCTACAATGGAAATTAGAACAACTGCAAACTATTCAGAATTAGCACCAGTACATAATAATTATCCGTATCTTGCTTACAAGAACTCACAAGTGGACGCAATCAATATTAGCGGAGACTTTATTTGTGAAACTGAATCAGATGCGGCATATTGGATTGCAGCAACAACATTCTTTAGAACTGTAACTAAAATGTTTTATGGTCAAGGAGCAAACGTTGGTAATCCTCCACCGGTTTGTATGTTAAACGGATACGGAAGTATGTTGTTTGAAAACACACCGATTGTAGTTAAAAGTTTTAGTGTTCAAATGCCTAACGATGTCAACTATATTAAAGTAAGTCCAAATCTTACAGGTAGTAATAAACCAACTTGGGTACCTATTAAAAGTAATATTAGTTGTGAAGTACAGCCTATCTACAACAGATCAAGTATGAGAAAATTCAGTCTTACAGATTATGCCAATGGGCAGATGTCTAACAAAGGCGGAGTGGGGTACTTCTAATGGCAAAATACGATCCATCATCACATTATAGTAGCACTCCTGTAACAAATTTTTATCTTGACTTATTAAAAGTCAGACCTGTACCAAAAGAGGCTGATGATTTTGTATATACTATTGAGAGCCAATATAATCATCGACCTGATTTATTAGCATATGATCTTTACGGTAATGAAAAACTTTGGTGGGTGTTTGTACAAAGAAATATGGATGTTCTAAAAGATCCAATATACGATTTTGAAACAGGAGTTACAATACAAATTCCTAAGGATTCAAATCTTAAAAAATACTTAGGAGTCTAACGTGGCTGCCGAATTCACTGAACGCAGAATACAAAGCAACGGTAATACTGTCAATTTTAATATTGACCGAAGCCAGCCATATGTTGATGTTCAGAAGAACGGTCAAACCCAAAGAATTTACGGATCACAACAACAATTAGATGAGTATCAAAGTAAAAAACCAGACGGTACATCAAATTTAAACGGTCCTGCTAAAACTAAAATTAGTCAAGGAACAGCATTAAGAAAAGATGGCCTAATTAAAGTTAGCGAACTGGACAGACCTTCAAATTTTGTTGACAATATGATGTCAGATTCAGATTTCCAGAAAAGTATTGATGCGTTAATAGAAGGATTTGATAATTCTAGAAGAAAAGCTCAACTAGGTAACAGTCCTAGTAAATTTCCTAATCCTCTTGAACAATTTGCATCAATGGTACCTTTGTGGACATTGGCAGTGCTTACTCCTAAACAGTTTAACAAGCCGTCAGAATACAGAACAGATGATTTAAGTTTTTCAAGCCAAACGGATATAAGATCAACTGGCAGCGGTGGCCCAGGCCAGCCAGAAGGTACTGTAACTTTATCAAGTTCTATCATACTTTCAAGTGGTGGCAGAAGCGACAAAACTCGTACAAAGATATTTGGTACAGCAGCACCTGAATATTTTATTGATAATTTTAAAATGAATGCAGTGGTTGCACCAAGTCCAAAAACAGGAAATACTAATGCAGTTGCTTTTGAATTTGATATCCTAGAGCCTTACAGTATGGGATTGCTTTTACAAAGTATGCAAGCCGCATCATTAAAAGCAGGCTATCCAGATTATTTGCTGGCTCCGTTTTTACTTAGATTAGATTTTAAAGGATACGATGAAAGAGGTCGTATTATTAAAAGTTTGAAACCTAAAAACTTTGTATTAAAGTTTAAAAAAGTTACTTTTAGTGTTTCAGAAGGCGGCAGCAAATATTCAGTTACAGCATACCCTTATAATCATCAAGGCTTTGCTGATACTGTAGATATGCTATGGCAAGATATTAGTATTGCTCCAGAACCTGATAAAGATGCAACAGTTTATAGTTTACTTGGAGATCCTGATAATCCTAAAAGTCTAGTTCGCACACTAAACGATAATGAACAATCATTAGTTGAGCAAGGAAAATATAAAATTAAAGAACAATACGAAATACAGTTTCCTGAAAGAACTTATGATTTTATAGCGGTAGACAACTCAACATCATCGGATGAGCAAGGAACATCTTATAATCCTTACAATTACGAATCAGGCCGTACAGTAGGAGGCGGCCCATCAGCAGGTACTACTACTGAAGCAGGAAAAAATCTAATAGGTGACAGTGGGTTTGATTATACTGCTCAAAAAGGCGGTAACTTTGCATTTAGAAAAGAAGACGATGTTATAAACGAAGAGACTGGTAGAATTGAAAGAGGTAAGTTAACAATCAATCCTACAGAGCGTGTGTTTAACTTTTCTCAAAAAATGAAACTTACTGATATCATTACACAAACTATTTTAAGTAGCCGACACAGTTCTAAAGCAGTAAATGGGGAATTACCACTTACCGCAGAAGGTTATGTTAATTGGTTTAGAATTGATGTACAAGTAGAATTTATAGGGTACGATGATAGTGTAGGCGACTACGCTAAAAAATACACATACAGAGTTGTGCCGTACTTGGCCCACGCTAGTGTGTTCGGTAACGCTACTGCTAAACCACCCGGTCAAAAAGAACTTAAAAAACAAATTGTTAAAGAATACAATTACATTTATTCAGGACAAAATGCTGATGTAATTGACTTTGATATTAAAATTAACAACTTGTTTTATACAGGTATTAATCCAACAGTTGAAGGTAACACACAAAGTGATGCCAACAAAGATAGCGCCGGTACAATTTATGATGGTACAAAAGATGTAACAGCAACTGAAGGTACAGATAAAAAAGCACAGGTTGCTAATTTAGGAAAATCAAGACTCAAAAAAGATCCTGATGCATTTAGTGTTTTAAAAGGTGGTCCAGGAACACAATCTGTTGAACAACGAGTTGCAGAAAACTTTCATAATGCTCTTGTTAAAAATGCAAGTGCTGATTTAATCAAAGTAGAATTACAAATATTAGGTGATACATTTTGGCTTGTAGAAAGCGGACTAAGCAATTATTTTGTACAGGCAGAAAAAGGGTCGCAGTATATGGCAGACGGAACCTGTAATTATGAAGGTAATGATGTTTTTATAAGAATTAATTTTAGAACTCCTGTTGATGTAAACGGATCAGGAGTATCTGGTCAAGATGAACCTAACGGACTTTACTCATTTAGTAAAGCAACTACCCTAAGTCCATTTAGTGGTATATACAGAGTGTTTAAACTTGAAAGCGAATTTGCGAGCGGCCTGTTTACACAAACACTACATTGTGTTAGAATGCAAGGCCAAGAAGAAGACTTTGATGGCGAAGCAGTAAAAGAAGAAGCAGGCAGCAATGCACTTGCAACTAAAATTGGCACAGAGAAACCACCAAAAACTAATGTATCTCAAAAACTTCCACTTGCTGATAAACTAGCAAATGTATTTGGATTTAACAGTATAGAAGAATTGCAGAAAAAATTTCCTGCAGGTCCTAAAGATAAACCTAAACAACCGGAAGGTCCTACTCTTACAGAAAGACGAAGACAGAGTAACGGTACATTGGTTAACTTTAACATTGATAGAACAAAACCATTTGTTGATGAAACAGACAAAGATGGAAATATATTAAGGGTATACGAAAGTTAGATGGCATACGATAAACGAACTAGATATGATCAAACACGTAACATTGGATTAGGTTCTGGTGTTTATGTTGCTAAAGTTGTTAGCACAATGGATCCTACATTTAACGGTAGATTAAAAGTAACTTTGTTGAAAGCACACGGTAACGAACTAGGTTCAGAAAACCAAACATATCTTGTAAATTATGCTTCGCCGTTTTTTGGAATGACTCCGTTTGAAGGAATGGGTTACAATGAAAATGATTTTAATGACACCCAAAAGTCATACGGTATGTGGGCTATTCCACCTGACGTAGGCGTAACTGTACTTGTACTATTTGCAGACGGAGATCCTGGAAGAGGATATTGGTTTGCTTGTGTGCCTCCTGCATTTTCTAATAATATGGTGCCTGCAATTGGAGCAACAACAGAACTTGATATATCAGAAGAAGATAAAAAACGATACAATACAAGTCAACCCTTACCTGTAGGGGAAATTAATAAACTTCTGAATGCAGAAAAAGACAAAGAGATTGATGCTGAAAAAATTAAAAAACCTGTTCATCCAATCGCAGATAGATTTTTAAGACAAGGTACAATTGAAGATGACGTAAGAGGACCAAGTGTAAGTAGTGCTAGACGTCAAGTACCAAACACAGTATTTGGTATTTCAACTCCTGGTCCGTTAGATTATGGTACTAATGCAAAGCGTATGGCTATCGGCCCTGCAGAATCACAATCAAGAACTGCTGTACCTATCAGTAGACTTGGTGGTACACAGTTTGTTATGGATGACGGCGATGATAGATTCCAGCGTAAGACATCACCAGGCGTAGGACCTGTAGAATATGCAGATGTAAATGCAGGCGAAAAAGGCATACCTGATCTTCCATACAACGAATACACAAGGCTTAGAACACGTACAGGACATCAATTATTACTACATAATTCTGAGGACCTAATTTATCTTACAAATTCAGGCGGAACTGCTTGGATTGAAATGACCAGCAATGGTAAGATTGATATTTACGGTGCTGACAGTATTAGTGTTCACAGCGAAAATGATTTAAACATAAGAGCAGATAGAGATGTAAACATCGAAGCAGGTAGAAATATTAATATGAAAGCCACTGCTGAATATGTTTCACCTGATGACCTACACCGCAGAGCAGAAGGCGACACAAAAACTATTTCTAAAATTGTTGATGGTGACGAAATTGAAAGCGGTAGAATACAAATTGAAAGTGCATTTAACACAAATATTTTAATAGGTGCTAACGGAAAAATTGAAACACGTCAATACACAAATCAAGATGATGTTTCTACAAACGGTGACTTAGATATTAAGGTTGCAGGAAATCATAGACATACTGTAGGCGGCACTACTGACATTAACACAATAGGTGATAGGTCAGATACACAAGCCAATTGGGATATTAACACAGGCGGATACAATTATCTAACATCAGGTGCAAATACCGAAGTTGCATCAGGCGCAGATATCTTAATGTCAGCAAGTCCTAACATACACTTTAACGGGCCAGCGGCAACTAGTGCAGCACTTGCAGATCCAGCTCAATCAATTACTGATTTAATTACACACGATAACATATTCACTAATACTGTGTCAAACTGGAACCCAACAAAATATCAGCAAGGTGCCTTTAATAGTATTATGAAACGTATACCAATGCACGAACCTTGGGCATTGCACGAAAATCAAACCCCTAACTTCTTACAACCTTCTAACACAGATAGAGAAAGACCGAGCGAGGAATAAACAATGGCAAACATATACAACAAAAAAACAGTAGCAGTAAACAAAGCGTCCGTCGGTGATCAAACTTCTTCAACTTTTACATACAAAGGTTTTAGCAGTCAGAAACCTAAGGAAGGCTTTAAACTGTACGATATTGATCTAGTAAAACAAGATCTAATCAATCATTTTTATATTAAAAAAGGTGAAAAGTTACAAAATCCTGAGTTTGGAACAATTATTTGGGATATGATTTTTGAACCATTTACTGAAGAAACTAAAAAACTAATAGCAGATGATGTGGAAACAATTGTAAATTACGATCCTAGAGTTGTAGTTAATGAAGTGTCCATTGATAGCACCGAAATGGGTATGAGAATCGAAGCAAGTGTAACATATCTTCCGTTCAACGTAAGCGATAGTATGAGTTTTAATTTTGATAGGACTACGTCAACAATTAAGTAAGCAGTTAATGATTAACGCTAAATATTAGTAAGGAATAGGATGCAATGAGTACTACAGCAAGACAAAATAATTTAATACTTAACGAGGACTGGACTCGTATATATCAGACGTTTCGTAACGCTGATTTCAAGTCTTATGACTTTGAAAACTTGCGTAGAGTTATTATTACATACCTACGTGAAAATTACCCAGAAGATTTTAATGATTACATTGAAAGTTCAGAATATCTTGCACTAATTGATGCAGTTGCATTCCTTGGACAGAGTCTTTCATTTAGACTTGACTTAGCAAGTAGAGAAAACTTTATTGAATTAGCAGAGCGTAAAGACAGTGTTTTACGTATTGC